TAAAACCAGGCTCATTAATGTGGAGTCAGTGAGTGACCCTGAACCGTCCGCATGCATGTAATCCAATACTTGCAAAGCCGCGAGCGCTGTCGCTTTTGCTCCGTTCCTTACGTTTTCGGTTTTCAGAATGCCTTTAGCACCGTCAATCATCTTCCCCGCAAAAGAGGCAACTTCCTTTGCTGCTGTTTCTGCACTAGGTATCAAACAATTAGACATTTGCATGTCAGTAAATTGATTTGCGTTTGGAGTACCCGGCGGGCATCGCAATTTACCTAGCGCATCCACTATCACACCAGCCGCACGAGCAGCACGTGTTCCAACAGAATCTAGATCGGGTCTATCTTTTATGGTCGGTCCGAGGAACCCTTTAAAAAGTAAAAGATTTTCTTGAACTACCGCAACGGATTTGCGATACTCTGCGACTCTTTCGTTTGCGTCAAAAGCGCGAGACGATTTAATCATCGCCTCTCCTTATCAGTCGCTTGAGTCTGACGCTTTATTGATTGTTGACATTGGAACCACATCATCATCCTCTACTTCTTTTTTCTTAGAAGCCTTTTTGGGTTCCACTTTTTCTTCTACGGCTTGTTCAACGACTACTGGTTCTTCCTTGACTTCAACCTCAACAACAGCAACCTCTACTTCGGGTGTCGCTACCACAGGGACTTGTTCTTGTTTTGTGTCAAAAAGAAGCCCTGAAGTGTTGACTGAGTCAACAGGTTGATTCAGTTTTCTCATTTGTCAAATCCTGTTTCAATTTCGAGCATTTCAAGTTCCATCAAACTGCTCAAGAACTCTTTTGCTTCATCGTCAAGAAGAACTTTTTCATTTGGTTTTTCTGAAGTCCATGATTCTGGGATCATGTCTTCTTTCCCAAGTTCTTTGGCGCGCTTCATGCAATGCATTTTTGCTTCGTCTTGGTCTTTCGCACGACCGACAGCCATAATTGCCATCTTCAAGTCCTCTTCGTCCTTGATTGGGTAAGAGCCGTCTGCCATTGCCATTCCGCCCTTAGCCATTTCCATGCGCTCATCTTCGCTGTACATTGCTTTCAAGGCAATGTCGGCTACTTCTTCGTCAATGTCGGCTGCTTCTTCTGGCTCGTATTCATCAAAGCCGAGAATTTCACCGTCAACCCCAACATAAACATCGTAAGATTTTCCGTCTACGCCTTCAATTTCAACTGCGTAAGCGTCGTATCCGTCAAACATATCTGCATCAACAGAAACAACTTCACCATCAATTGACTTTGTTGCGATAGCAGAAGCCTCACTGAACGAAATAACTTTCTGACCAGGAACTGTTGCTACTTCACCGATCAAGTCTTCGTTGAGAAGATGCCAACCCATACATTCTCCGCTTGTTCCGTCAAAGTAAGCCTCAACAGGTTTTCCATCTTTGCGTTGAACATCAACAACAAAAATATCAACTTCATCTGCGTAGCCTGAGTCAAGAACTTTTCCTGCAAACATGCTCTCAGCCATACCTTCAACTTCTAGAAGACTTGGCATTGTGTCTTGTTGTTCACATCCACCTGGGCATGATGCACAAATTTCTGAACCGCCTGCGTAAACCCGACGCTCAATAGCGCAAACAAAAGCAAGATCGTCATAGTCTGCTGACTTGACGCCCATTGTTTCCATACGCTTTGCTCGAGCCTTTTTGCGTTGCTCCATCATTTTTTCAATCTCGCCGTACATCTTCTCTTCTTCCTCGTCAAGATCTTCTGGCATATCCTCTTCTTCGTCGTCCGTCTCTTCTTCTTCGGCGACCATTGGCATTGCTGGCTTCTTTTTCTTTTTAGGAGCAGGCATTTCTTCGTCCTCTGCCATTTCTGTTTCCTCATGTGCCATCTTTGCTACTTTTTCATCCGAGGCTGTAACCCATTCAGATTTTTCGGTTGCTACTTCGGGTGCGACATCAGCAGGTACGGCTTCTTCCGTTTGCGTGACAGCCTTTGCTCCACACTTGCCACAAACTTTTGCTCCCGGCTTGTAGCCGCAATCTTTGAGTTCCAAACCTTTTGCGCACTCAATTCCGCCGTCTGCTAAAAGTTTTACTATTGGTGTCGTATCAGCCATGTTCGTGGACTCCTTATAGTGCATTGTTTTCGCAATGCACCGTGATGGATTAGAGCAAACAGAGCAAGGTGTCAAGCGTTTTTCGCCTGACATCAAGCACTGATATTTTGCCGTTTTTTGTGGTAAACCTGTTATTGAAGTATAACTCATCTTAGTCTTTTGTTTTTGCTACAAATGTAACCAACATAAAAATGTTTTTATTATTTACATTATGTCCATGATGTTGAGCAGTGCGTCAAACGCATCATCTTCAACACCATCAATTTCAACTCGTACACCTTCTTCCGTAACCTCTGATTTGATTTGGTAGTAATCCAAAATTGGATCTAAAAGTTCTTTAACTTCATACAATGATCGTTCTGGGGACGAAATCATAAGCGTTTCTTTTTCGTCAGTTTGTAAGGATTTGGCTTCAATATCAGACAAAGCACCACCCGCACTCAACACCTCTTTAAGGAGATTGAAGGCGTTTTGTAGTTTTGCCATGTTGCGAGAGTTAATTACCCTGCCTGCTTTGACTTCGATGTCTTCATCAGCATCTTTGCCCATCAGTTCAGAAATAGCCGCCATCAACATTGGAATCATGCTTTGAGGACTCATGCTTTCCCCACCACCACATCCGCAGTCATGTTCTTTTTCTGAGTCGTAGTAAGGCATTTCCATGACGCCACCTTTATCGTCATCGCCTTCCATGACCCAATTATCTTTGTCTGCCATGTAGTTGATGAAATCTGGTTCCGAGTTCATGAACTCTTTAAGAGCCTCATAAGCCTTTTCGTTGCCCTCGTCTTCGTTCTCAAATTCAACATCTTCAAGTTGCATTTCTTCTTCGCCTTTTGGTTTGTCTTCCTCGGCAAGGCGACTAGCAAGTTGTTCCATCATTTCATATCCCTTTTCTTCGCTGTCAAGGAAGTCAAAGATTGATTTGATGTCTTGTTCGTTAAGGGAATCCAAAGATTTCCCTGGCTTAAGTATTGACCCCAACCGCTCACTGAACTCCGAGTCGCTCCAATTGTTCTTCTTTAACTTGCCACGGCAGTTCTTCATGCCGGGGTGATGGCACCCTTCGTTCGGCCAGAGACCAGTGGTTTCGTGGTGAAGCCAAGCGCAAATATTGCTCAACGGGTACAACTCAGGGTGGTTTGCAAGAATCACTCGGCATCGTCGGAAACCGCCTGGCTTGCGCATAATTGGGCGCCAGTAGCGCAATAACTTTTCAAGGTTGCCCCTACGAGGACCGTACCCACGAGTTCTTGCAGTGACAATTTCTTGTGGAATGATTCCACCAAGAGGGTCAGCCTTCTCTGGGGACTTTGGTTTCACACCAGCAGGCACCTGAGGGTCTTGTTCCATTCGGTATCGGTCTTCAAAACGACGTTCACCATCAGAGCCACTTGGCTTATCTCCATCAACATTGACATACACGGTTTGTGGTTTAACTCTTGTTGGTTCACCAAACATGAACTGATCGTCTTCGTAATGATAAGAGAGACGCATTGTGACTATCTCGCCTGTTTCTCCACGATGGTCAAAAATGACGCTGTTCTCGTCAGATTCCCTAACCCGCACTGAGCCACCAAACTTTTTTGCTAAGGCGTATGGAAGGTTTTCTTTGCGTCCCTTTTCGGGCATCGGAGCATTGACAGCGTCATCGTTGCCGTCTTCTTCTGACTCCTTGCGAGGCTTTTCTTCTTCAGGCTTTTGTCTTGCCATACCGCTTTCCAAAATTCGCATCAGCAACGAACGACCTTGTTCTGTGAGTTTGCCATCTTCGCCACGCATCTCACCTTTAATGCTTTCGTTGTTATCTTGCCCTTCAACTGATTTGATTGAAATAGTGCCAGTGAGTTGATTTGCGCCGTGAAGAACAGGGCTTGCTTCGTAGAGTTCAACTTTTTTAAGAACATTGGCTTGACGCTTAGGATCAAAATCAGCGTCAAGTGTTTTGTAGCCGATAGACCATTCTTGTTCTTCGCCAAAGAAGGCAACATCAGCGAAAGCCTGTTTGCCTCGTTCTGACTTCAGATTGAATTGAACCTTGGCGTAAAGACCACCAATTCCCGCGGCACGCATCTTCATTGGGAGCCTTGGATCTGACGCCGGCACTTCGTACATGTCAAGAACTTTGCCGATTGGCTCATTCCAGTTGTGACCCCATACAACCCGTGGTTTACGCCTTTTTAGGCTTTCGTTGAAAGCACCTGGCACGATGATGTCACCAACGGAGTCCTTGTTCCCAATGCCAGCAACAAAACATTCAACTACTCCAAGTGCTTCGTCAATGTTGAATTGACCTTGTAGCGCTTTGTATTGTTGTGATTCAGATATTGCTGTTGGCATGATGCTCCAAAAATGTTTGTTTATTAACAATAAACTATTTGAAGCCCCAAAAAATGAACACTTTCAGTATATCAAGGGTATTTTACTGAAACTAGTCCTCGCTAAATCCAAAACGAAGACGGCAACGACAATTGAATGTGAGAGCAGGTGGGGCTATTGGATCGCCAGGGAAACGCAACATCATCCCGTCAACAACAAATCCATCACCAAAATTCACTGTCTTGCCTTCAAGAAACTTATGAGCAGTACGAACACGGGAATCTTTTCGGGTCAACCAAGTCTTCGTGAAACCACCAGCACTGTCTTTGCCCGCCAAATACACGCCGCCGTTATAGGAGGATTGTGCTTCATGTTCAGCAATGTCTCGTTTGCGCTTAGAAATAAGTTTTAGGAATATTGCGATCAAAGCCAATCTTAAGAGCGCAGATTTGTCTTCTTCGTTTTGCTCCATTAACGCAACGGCAATAGCGGAAGCAATTTCCTCGGCTGTGCTTGTGTTCGCTTGTTGCATTCTTTCTATCTGTTGCTGAGCAAGTTTTTCAACTTCCTGAGGTTCAAGCGCTACTTCTTCACTGGTTCGTGAAGCAACATACTCTTTTGCATCTTGATAGATGGCGACAATGATTGGCTCCAAATCGTCTGCAAGTTGTTTGTTCCATACCTCAGGATCAAAGACCATATCCACTGTTAAGGCACCACTCGCTAACGCTTTCGCTCCACGTTTACCAAATGCTTTTTCCATGACAACTCGTTGTTGTCTTTCAAAAAGTCTTTCTAAGGCACGATCAATAATTTCCGTCCACCTGTCGGTGTCGGTATCTGCTTTTGTTTCAAGTTCGTTGAGAAACTTGAGTTGCATCTCTTCTTGAATTTTTTCAAATTCAGAAAGTTGTTGGTCGGGGGTGAGAGTCGCTGTTTCTGTTGGTGTTTCCGCTGGTAGGTCTGGTGCGGGGATGGGCGATGGTGGTGCAGGCTGAGGCATTTCCATAGCGCCTTCTTGCGGTGGGAGACCGCCTGGTACAGCGTTTGGATCAACACCCGCCATGTCAACTGGCTGTTGTTCTTCGGGTTTAAAAGGTTTCTCTGTGTTGGCGATAGGTGTGAGGTTCGGGTTGGACAGGAGACTGTCAGCAAGTTCTGACTCAACTTTTTTACGACCTGTTGCGCTTCGGTATTCGTTGAGGCTAATTAAGCCTTGCTGAAATTCGTCCATCACATAGCGTTCACGCTCTTGTTTGGCAAGAATAAGAATTGGAATATCGTCAGTGTCAAAATCAACATAATATTTATCGTCAAGTTCATCAAGTGCACGAGCAATTGTGTGTAGGTGAGGAGCCATTGTTTCCATCCAAAACACTCTCAGTTCTTCAGATGCGTTCGCAAAAGTTCTGCCAGCAGCGTTACCTATAACCGATTCTGGAACACCGAACGCGGCAAAGATTTCGTTCTTTTGTATTTCGCGCATTTGCGTGTAGGCGGCATCTCGTGGTGATGCAGAAGTATCCACATAGTCAACACCTGCTTCTGATGCAATAACGGTCGTTGAACCCGTTTTTGAAAGGTTGCCACGAAAACGGTTTTTTAGTTCTTGTTTGTCGTCATCTTCCATGTCGCCACGAACAACAAGCAACCCACCAGGTCGCCCATCGTTGAGAAGGTAGTTGCGGTTGTAAAGTTTTGACAAAGTTTCTAATTCAATTGCAATACCAGCAGATTCCATTGGGGTCATTGAAAGATATGGGTCTAACGGGTGTGGTCTGCGAATCCAGCAGACATCTTCTGGTTTGAGAGTGAACTTTGTTCCGTTGCGCATATCGACTTCAAAACCCGACACAAATTTTTTCGGGTCAGGAAGCGGAGCAGTAAATTGGGGAGGCAAAAGTTGTAGGGCAATAATTTTGCCGTCACGAGAACGAACCTTCTCAATAAAAACACCTCTTGTGCTCATTAAGAGTTGTGCTGAGACTCTGTACCTGAAAGCAAAAGAATTTTCGCCTTCGTTGGATTTTGAGTTAAAAATTTCTAGTAGAGATTCATTGCTTTTTGTTTTTTCTCCGCGTTGATCGTTGCCTTTTCTTAAAATGACTGGGAGGCGTGCTTGGTTTCCTGCAATTGCGTCAATGCATCGGAAAACCCATGTAACTTTTTGCATACCGTCTCGGTACGCACGCTCAATATCCCAACCGTCTTTGTACGGTTTGCCCGCTCGTTGTGTATCAAACGCAATAGGGGCGCCAGGATTGGACATCGCTTTTTCACTGATGTTCCTGAGATCCTTATTGTTATTGCTGTTCCAAGCCATTATTCAGATCCCAACAGATACCCATAGATTCCGCAAGCAATACCACCAGTAATAAATCCCGCAGGCGGAAATATAAGACCAGCACCTAAAGTAACGCCTACGACGAATAGAAACATCAAACAGTTTGCAAGGTTGCGGCGTGTGGCGAATAACTTAAGTTTGCGATAAATATTCATTGAGACCGTCACCTTAGCAAATGAAAGACCTATTTAATACTACATTATGTATCTACCTATTTTTACGAGGGCTCATGGCTGACTGGGATAAAATTTATGAATACCTTCAACCAAAAGACCCTTTGTTTTGTCCTGAAGATGCATCCCTAACTCAAAAAGTTTTTTTGAGAAGTTACGCACTTGAAGGTCTTTTTGGTGGGGCGGCTGGCGGGGGTAAATCTTCTGCATTGCTTATGTCTGCTTTGCAATATGTAGATGTACCTAATTATTCAGCCATTCTATTCCGTCGCACATACGCAGACTTGGCTTTGCCGGGTGCGCTAATGGATCGTTTCCGTGGTTGGGTTTCGGCATACGAAGATGTTCATTGGAACGCCAATAGTTATGTTGCGACATTCCCATCTGGTGCTCGTGTTTCTTTTGGTTACCTAAATAACACAAACGACTACCTGAGATATAAGGGCTCGGAGTTTCAATTTATTGGAATGGACGAGGTGACAGAAATCCGTGAGAATGATTACAGGTACATGTTTTCTCGTTTGCGCCGACCTGCTTCTGGCCCTCTGTCCAAGGTTCCCCTGCGAATGCGCTCAGCCTCTAACCCTGCCCCCAACTGGGTCCGGCAGAGATTTATTGTGGAAGGTAAAAATGAGCAGCGATTTTTTGTACCATCATTTTTAACTGATAACCCAGGAATTGATGCTGAGTCATATCGCCAGGCATTGTCCGTCCTTGATCCTGTTGAGCGCCGAAGGCTTGAATTTGGTGACTGGTGGGCAACCACTCTTGGCACATTGTTTGAAAGAACTGACTTCCCAATTATTGATGGAGCCGATGTTCCGACAATCACTAGCGCTGCTCGTGCCGTAAGGTATTGGGACTTGGCGGCTACAGAACCGCACTCAGGCAACACCGACCCTGACTGGACGGTGGGAACATTAATGCTTTTTGACCAAGGAATTGCCTACATTATGGATGTTCGCAAGATTAGGGCAAAATCAGACAAAGTGGAAACCTTTATTTCGCAGACTGCCCAAGAAGACGGTAAAGCCGTGGCTATCAGAATGGAGCAAGAACCGGGTTCCTCGGGCAAAGCACTGATTGACCAATATGCAAGATATGTTGTGCCAGGTTGGGATTTGGAGGGGATTCGTTCATCGGGCGACAAAGAGACAAGAGCAAGACCTTTTTCCGCTGCGGTTGCTAACGGTAATGTTCGTCTTGTTAGAGGCAAATGGATTACTGACTGGCTTGACGAAATATCTTCGTTCCCCGAGGCTTGTACCCATGATGACCAAGTTGACTCTGCGGTCGGCGCATTTACTTTTTTAACTGGCTTAGGGTTGCCTCAGAGGAAAAGAGCGACTATCATCGTGTAGGTAAACCTATACCACTATTGCCGAGAGGATTAAACCAATGAATAAAGCGTATAAATCCCCAACCAAAACGCAGTTAAAAACTGCCAGTAATCAAAGCAAAGATGTAATTGCTGAATGGGTGAAGAAGTCAAGAAAAAATCTTGAACTAAGCCAAGAGGGTTTAGCAGAAATTGCAGGCATTGATCGCAAGACTATTAATCGAATTGAGAACGGTCACTTTTCTCCGAGTATTGAAACGTTGGTAAGAATTTCTGTTTCGCTTAACTCAAAAATCCCTTCACTCGTATGAGTAATTGGGACAACGAAAACCTTCAACCCTTTGTTGAACTCCGCAAAGCGTTAATGGCTATTGGGGACAAGGCTTTAAACAATCTAAACGAGAACGACGAGCAACTTTGGTTTGACACACTCGTTTTGCTTCACGCGATCAAGAGCGATATCGGAAATATTTTTTCACAGTATTCCAACCTCATTGCAAACAAGATTGAGACTGATGAAGCAACAGCATCTAATGGTCAAAAGATTGAGAAGAAATCAGCGTTTGATCGCAAAGGGTGGAAGCATGAAGATCTTGCTTCTGAGGTTTTGCGAAGGCTCAATGATTTATCTGTTGATATGGATACGGGTGAGGTGGTTATGACAGCCAATGAGGTTGCTATGAAACTTCTTGACTATGTACAACCCTCTTACTGGCGTATAAAAGAATTGTCAAAATTGGGCATCAACGCAGATCAATACTGCGAAGTGGGCGAACTTAAAACAAGCATCATCGTAAGAAAGGAACAATAATGAATAACATTTATTCACAACTCACAGAATCTTTTCCACCCGAAATGGAAAAACGCCTTAACAAGGGCGGCGCAAACTTGGTCTATGTGCCAATTAGTGAAGTTATTAACCGTATGAATAAAGTTCTCGGCGTGGAAAATTGGTCGTTCACTGTCAAGAATTGGCAACAACTTGGAACATCAATCGTTGCTCAAGTTTCTGTCGTCGCAACAATTGAAGGCAATACCGTTACTCGTGATGGTGTTGGTGGACAGAAAATTAAGATGTCCAAAAATGGTGACCCTGTTGATATTGGGGACGAAGTTAAAGGTGCGGTTTCGGACGCCTTAAAAAAAGCGGCTCAAACTCTTGGTATTTGCTTGTATCTTGCCCGCTCAGAAGAGGCAATCGAAATAGAGCAAGCAATGGAAGCCACTGCGGTTGTGTCTTTGGCACCCGTTGTTTCCCCCAAATATGCTCAGTTCAAAACATTACTTGAAGCCAAAGATGAAAATAAAGCAAAGATTAAGAGTTTTTGGTCCAACTATGGCAGAGGTCGCCCTGTCCCTAAACCATCAGAGTTCACCGAAGAAGAACTTGATGTGCTTATCACAGAACTAATTTCCTATCAGTTTGAAGGATCGGTTGTCGTAGAAACGCCAACACCCAAAAAAACCAAATCTCCCGAGATGCCACCTCTCAAAGATATTGACTAATGTGCTCAATGCTCCTGAATATCTCTCACCAAGTTCAATAAGCACATTTCAGCAATGTCCGTATAAGTATAAACTTTCTCGGATTGACGGGCTTAAAGAACCTGCAACAGAGCATACATTGCTCGGCAATTATGTTCATTCTATTTTGGAAGAGTTCTACCGTCTTGATGCATCGCAGCGAACGGTCTTAGGTGCTCGGACTTTATTTCGTTCCATTTGGGATAACTATTCTGAAGAAGTTATCAATATTTATCGTGGTGACAAAACCCGTATCAATGAGTTTAGGTTAAGGGCGCGTTACTGCATAGAAAACCTTATGGCGATGGAACCGTCTGACGCAATTGAGTTTGACGGCATCGAGACAGAACTAAATCACTCCGTGCTTGGCGTTCAAATCAAAGGTTTTATTGACAGATGGGTAGTCAAAGAAGGAAAAATAAATATTGGGGATTACAAAACAGGTAAAGTTCCTCAGTTGCGATTCCGAGATGACAAGTTTGACCAACTACTTATTTATGCGGTTATCTTGTCTGAAATTGAAGAGAAGGAGATTGGCACCTTAGAGTTGCTCTACATCAAAGACGGGGTTAAACTAACCAAGGATCCAACCCAAGAAGATATAAATAGAATAAAAACAATGTTAGTGGAAATAAGAAGTGCCATAGACGAACGATGCCAAACGGAAGTTTTTGAAACCAAAGTTGGTGTATTGTGCGGATGGTGTCACTTTAAACCTATATGTCCTGCATGGAGTAAAAAGAAATGAACGATGAAGCATTCTCGCGACTTGTCGCCGAAGAAGTAAAAAATAAAGCAACCGGAGCCCAAAAAAAATATTTGGCGATGCCAGAAAACCTTGAAAGATGGCGACGCGCACTTCAGTATCTTTCCTCAAATCTTGAGGATCAGATCAAGGATATTGACCGCCAAGAAAAAATTCGTTCGGACCAGTATCAAGGTCTAGGGGATGAGGGAGATCTCTTACTCGCCGAAACATCAGCAAACTCTGCTATTCGAAGAACAAAGATTGATCGGTTTAGATTTTTTGTCACGGCAAAACTTGATGAAGTGACAAGAATGGCTAAATTATCGTTAGGTGAAAATTTGTCTGAGGGCTTTTATCAAAAGTGCATCAAAAAATGGTGGTCTCTAATGGAGGAGTTTGAGATGGAGCCAACCAAAATTGATCTTGCGCTTCATGCTTCCCTTGATGGAAAATGGGAATTTGAAGACATAAACAAAGAAGATAATTTTTCAGATTTTCAAGATTAAAAGTTACCGCAATGACAAGACAGCGACTTTTTCTTGATACATCCTGCGTGGATGCGGCAAGAGAAAGATTGCGTCATGTCTACGACACTTTTGACACCGTTTGTTATCAATTCTCTGGAGGCAAAGATAGCACGGCAATTATTTATCTTGCAAAAGAAATTCACGAGGAAAGAAATCTTGGTAAAGTAAAAGTTATCTTTCGTGACGAAGAAATGGTTAGTCCGTCAGTAATTGCCTTTGTTGAAAAAGTCCGACAGTATGACTGGGTTGACATGGAGTGGTATTGCCTTCCATCGGGTCAAGAAATTTGGGTTTTAGGTAGACGAGAGTATGTTTTGTTGTGGTCACCTCAAAGAAAAGCAGAAGGTCGCCTGGTTAGAGAGATGCCCGAGTGGGCTATTAGGGCAGAACATTTTGGTTTAGATCCGTCTAAGCCTTGTCCGAATCTTGTTGATTACTACACCATGCAAGGCAAAAAAGGTAGAACTGCTTTCGTTATGGGTGTCAGAGCAAACGAGTCAATGGTCAGGTATCGGTCGTGTGTTCAAAAACTTCACGAAAATTATATTGTTTCCCCATTCTTGCTACAAAAATCTATTCCATTAAAATTTGCAAAAGTTATTTACGATTGGACAACCGAAGATGTTCTTAAATTTATTATTGACGAACACAAAGCCGAGTATTGCGAATATTATGATTTGGCCGAATTAACTGGTAGCAACAGTCGTGTAGGGATTCCTTTGCATTCCGTCGCTATTCGCAGGATTGGAGATGTCGTTGCTACTGAACCTGAGTTCTACGATCAACTTGTCCGCTGTTTCCCCCAGATAGATGCACAACGCAGATATTGGGCTGACTTTGATATTGAATCATTGATTTTAAGTTATGCATCAAAAAGTTGGGAAGGGGTTTCGGAGTGTATTGACGATCACATGCTCACACCGGGTATGCGTTTAGACGCATTAAAATTTGCTTCTGCTTTCCGAAAAAAACGGGCGGTTGACCCATATGGTTTCCCTCTTGAGTACCTTGTTAGAACCCTGCTTTTGAATGAGTTCCATCAATCAACACCAACCCCTGTCGGTCCAAAAACTAGAGCACACACGATGAGGCTGAAGGCTATTGAGGCAGGGGATGATTACTAAATGTTTCCAAACAAAACAAAATGAAAGTGACGGTCGGCTGTGGAAATATCTCTTGTAGACAATAGACAACTTAAAATTGCCAAATGGGGGGTAAACAGTATTCTGCGTCCTGAAAAGATGCTGCTCAAAACATCAATGATTGACTACGGATGGATACAGCCAATAGTTGTAAAGAAATCTGATAATACAATTATTGATGGTTATCAAAGATATTTGATTTCCGTTGATGAAGAAAAATTCATCAAAAAGTACGGGCGTTTAGTCCCTGTGATTTACAAAGATGTGGATGAAGTTGGGGCAATGATCATGCACATCAGACTAAATCGTGCTCGTGGCATCATCAACGCTTACGCTTTAAGTAGGGCAGTTAAGAGATTAATTGCCTCGGGTAAGTATGAAGAAAACGATTTATCTAACTTGTTTTTAATGCATGACGATGAAATTGATTTACTTATGTCTGATGGTCTTCTTAAGAAGAAAAACTGGCAGAAATATGAATATTCACGGGCTTGGGTTCCAATAGAGGTAGCCAAACCAGTTGTTGAACAACCCTTGGACATTGAAAGACCACCTAACAAAGACCGTTAAATATTGTCAATAGTTCATATGTGGTAAAATTCGGTTAGTCCTTTTAGGGAGTACTGATGCCACGACCAAGATCAACGGAAGATGTTGAATTCCGAACAGATGTAGATACTGCAGGCGGTGTTGTCCGTCGCGCCCGTTTTGTTCGTCGCCCTCGTGTTGTAGGTGGTCGTCGGGTTCCTGGTAATGCAAGATATTACCGTCGTCGCCAAGCAGAGTTGAACGCAGCAAGACGGCAACGCCGTGGCGCTGTTGCTGGTGCCCGTAATGCTGCTCGTCGTGGTCGTGCCGCCGAAAGAACGGCAAGGGGAGCAGGTCGCGCAGGTCGCAACGCAGGCAATCCAAGAAATGTAACCCCAAGAAGCACACAAGGTTCTCGTCGTCGTGGTGGTGTACGAGGTGCGTTAGCCCGTGTTGCTAGAGGTGTTGCTGACAGGCTCGAAAGACGCCGCACTCGTCGTCGCTGATAATCGGAGGTAACCGATGGCTTTAGTGACGGTATCTGAACTAAAGACTTATATGGATATAAGTTTCTCTAATAGGCAAGAAGACGCCGCCCAATTTGTTATTGATGGTCTTCAAAGCGAGTTAGAAACATATCTGCGTAGACCCATTGAGGTTGCGTCATTCGTTGAAACATATGTTCTTGATTCTGACCATGTTGGTTTGCCAATGGGTTCAAGTCTTTTCAACGATGTTTACAATTCCACCGATGTTGATCCTGTCGGGATTATTACCTACGGCACACCCCCTCCAACAATTTATTTAAAGAACTCCCCTGTTGTTTCTGTTCAAAGCGTTACCGTCAAAAATCTTTCAGAAGTTCAGCGAACTTTGGGTGAAGCGTTAAAGAGGCAAGCAACAATCAGTTCAGCAACGGTGTCAGGTTCTAATGTTACCTACACTGCTTCTGGTCATGGTATGACTATTGGTCAAACCGTGTCTATCACGGGGATGTCTAGTAGTGCATTAAATTTGACTTCCAAGGTTATTACTTCTGTTGCTACTAATACATTTGTTGTTTCACAGAGTGGGCTCTCAGCGGGCACTTTTAATCAAGCAGGTACCGCAAATGCATACGGCTACGACTACACGGTTCGCACATACGGCATTGACTATTATCGTGGATACGCCAACGACAATGTGACCGTGACCTACACGGCTGGTTTAGCGGGTGATGGAATCAAAATGTTTAAGTTAATGATTCTTCGTGCCGCGGCTCGCGAAGTACAAAACATGCACGACGATGTTGTGGGTATCAAAGATCTTGGAGCCCGTGAAGTTGCATTACAGGAAACAGGTTTCTTAGAAAAAGAATTGATGTCTGTGAAACGGTGGCGCAGAAACAGGATTGGTTAAATCATGCCAAGTGATTTAAGAATCAGAATCAAAGTTGATGCTCGTGCGGCTATAGCGAGAATGAACGCCATGGAGCGTCGTTCTAAAGATTTTCGTCCTGTTTTTCGATGGGCTAAAAGAGAACTAGAAAAAGCAAACGCAGCAAACTTTGCGCAGAATGGTTTGCCGGTTGGTGGATGGTCTCCTCTTAAGCCTCGCTACTCGGCATGGAAAGCAACCAAGTTTCCGGGTGCCCCAATCATGGTGGCGTCTGGCAAACTATTCAAAGAATTGCGATCCTTAAACGGTCCTGCTAACAGCATCAGATTGAAATCGGCAACTTTTGGTACAGATTTAGAGTACGCAAAATTCCATCAATACGGAACGAGTAAGATGCCTAAACGAAAGATTATTTACGAACCAAAACAATTTGCTGAACGTCTCGCAATATTGGCAGCAGATTATGTTTCAGACGGAAGAACACGATAAATGAGTACACCAGTAACAGACTTAATGCACGGCGCACAGTGGGCTAAGTACTATGTCAACACATATTTGAATAGCGATTTACCTAACAGAATAAATCGTTACCGTTCTGGTTGGAATCTTGACTCAAATGAGTTGCCAACACCTGAATTTTTCTTAACTTACGAACCAATCGCTCTTGACCACTGGCCAAGCATTATTACGGTGTGTCTATCAAGTTCCCCTTTTGAGCGCTTGATGCAAGGTATTCAGGGCGACCCTCTTTATAGGGTCACCTACAATATGCGAACATATATCTGGACAAAAACTGAGGGTTCAGAAGCCGTCACATTGATGCGAGATAGGTTGACAACGGTTGTTAGGTCGGCTTTGATGGATAAGCCTTGTTTGACACGGTATGACAGTGATTTTGACGCAGAGGTCATGATTGACGAATCTTCTATTACTGAAGAGTTTTCTGACTTAACTCTCATTAAAGGCGACCGAGTATTAGCGGGTGCTTATTTAGGCTACAATTTGATATTGAACGAAGTGATTTATAGAGATCAAATTGCGGCTATAACTGGCTACGACATACAAAACTACAACATGCGCAATACGGGAGCAACGTACTAATGGAACCAAGTTACGGCAAATCAGGTTCTAAAGGCACTATTCGTGTCTGGAATAAGACAAATGGGTATCTTGATGTGTCCGAAGAAGGGCATTTACTTACAGGGCAAACCGCTGCTTGGGTTGAAGAAACCGATGAAATTGTTGCTCTTATCGACGCCGGGCTGTTAGAAGTCCTAGAGGGTCAGTTGAGCAAAGTGTCTTCAGCCCAATCTGATGAAAATTCAAAAAAAAAGAAGTCTTTACCTACAACAGATCAGCCGCCCCTCAGTTCAGGCACAGAAGATCTAGTTGTTGTGGTTGAGGATATTAAAGATGAAAAAGAAATAGTCCCATCAAATAATGATGTTTCTGTTAAGACTGTTTAAGTAATGTATACTCGTTTTACGGAAATTTCTTCAACTCAAATGGAGGGTGCTAGATGCCCGGCGTAACAATCTCAACAGCAGTTCGTACAGGTGCAACAAATACTGGCACTGCTCCAGCAGCAACATTTTTTCTTTTGGGTACAGCGGAGCGTGGAAAAGGTTCTGTAGCCGTTCCTGTTACTTCGCTTTCGGATTTTGAAACAAAATTTGGTGAGCATGTAACTGGCTCATATTCGTGGTATTCCATGAAAACATTCTTTGAAGAAGGTGGCGTAAGCGCTTACTTTGTTAAAGTTAATGCCGCCGCTGGCGTCGCCGCAACAAAAGCACTTTTAGCGGCTTCTTCTGCTGCTGGTGTTACTTTCACTGCAGTTAGCAAAGGTGCGTGGGGAAATAGTTTGGGTTTCGCTGTCACCAACAACACAACCAATTTTGATGTCACTATTACTTACAGTGGCACTACGATTTTCTCGGGAACAGGATATGAAGGTCTGAGCGCTTTGGTCACAGCAGTAAATGCTGACACAACTGCCGCCAACTATGTAACTTGCGCTCTGACTGCTTCCGCTGTTTCTACAGCGCTGTTGGTAACCGCAGCATCTTCGGCGCCGTCAAACGGTTCTGACGGCACTGTTGCGAAATCAGATTTCATCACCGCAATTTCTTTGTTCACTGAAGAACTTGGCGCAGGCGCTGTAGCGGCACCTGGTATCGCTACAGGTTCTTCGGACACCACTTTGTATGATGCTCTTCGCACACACGCAGCCGCAAACAATCGTGTTGCGTTGGCAGGTTTTGCTTCAACAAACACTTTGGCGCAGGCTCGTTCCGCTTCAACTGGATACACAGGAACAACTTCGCACGAATTCATGGCTTTCTACCATCCTTGGGTTTACATCCCACAGGGTTCAGCAACAGTTGAATTACCGCCAGAAGCGTATGTAGCCGCTGTGCGTGCTCGTACACACAACTCCACAGGTCCGTGGAAGGCTTATGCGGGTGTTGCATCAGAGGCAAGGTTCGTTTCAGGTTTAACTCAAGCGGTTAGCCGTGCGGATGCTGATTTGATGGACACATCATATGTGAACCCTTTGCGTTTAGTTAACGGGCGAGTTCGCATCTATGGTGCTCGTTCTCACTCATCAGTTGTTGCTCAGTGGCGTTTCATTACCGCTCGAGAAGTCATCAACTATATTTCCGTTCAAGCCAATAATCGCCTGGAAGATCTTGTCTTCTCAACAATTGACGGTCGTTCAACACTGTTCGCAAATATCATCAACGCCATTCAATCGGTTGTAGAACCAATTCGCATTGAGGGTGGTTTCTACGAAGGGTTTGATTCCCTTGGTAAGCGAATTGATTACGGCTACACAATTAAGTGTGACGATTCATTGAACCCTGTCGCTGACCTTGAGACAGGAACAGTTAAGGCAAGAATCGGTGTTCGTGTTTCCAGTGTCGGAGACAAAATTGAAGTTGATTTAATCAAGTCAAATCTAACAACTGCTTTGGCATAACGGAGGAATAAATGGCTCGTCCAACACTGTTCAAAAATCTTGCTACACAACGCCAAATTGTTGGCAGGATCACGCCTTCAGAAGGCACAACAGGTCTTCCAACATTCCCTGATTATTTCACTCAGGTCGCTGGTGGAGAAATCACTGCTTCGGTAGAAAAGGTTTACCACGGTGGCGACTTGTTCTCCGAGACACTTTGTGCGCCATCAGAAATTGGTGACATCACATTGACTGGTTATGTGTCAACAGACAGCGCATTTCTTGGGAAAATCCAACAGTTGCGTCAAGTAGTTGGTCGTGTTCGTTACGACATTGATGTTCATCTTTTTGACTGCGACATTGCTGTTCCTGGCGCTGACCGCCAGTACACAAAGGCTTTGCTTGTCGGTTTGACTGAGCCAGACGGTGATGCAACTTCAGGAACGCCAGCAACCTTTACGCTGACCTTTAGTGTTGCCACTGTTTCTGTAGGTAACGCGCCTTTCTAATAAATCCCTGAGTTTTAGGGTTGCATTTTGACGGTTTGAGCCGTGTTAGTGTTGCGTCCATGACCAACATTACATTCAGTTCAGAAGATAGTGAAAGCAAAACACCCAAGACATCTAAAAGTCCTCAGCAAATAGCCGACTCTGACAATGTTTTAGATCAACTTAAAAAGGTAATCAAAGAAAAAGTCCGCCGTGACGATGTGTATATCGCTATTCCTGAACGACCAGGTGTAATGATTCGTGTTTCTCCAAACATCACACAACAACAGTTGAAGACTTGGCGTAGGAACGCCGGTGAAGAACGCAAGGGTGGTATGGATACCTTGAAGTTTTCAACCAACTTGATTGCCGCAACCACTACTGGCATTTTGTTAAACGACGAAATTGCTACCGATGAAAGTGGTGTTGAGGTAACTTTTGCTTCACCAGAAATTATGCAAATGACAGACACCACTCGTCCGCACCCTGATTGCGTTTTGGCTTTTTTTGGGCTAGAACCCCATGTTGAATCTGCAGCAGTTGCAATTATTGAGGCTGCTGGTTACGGGGATCAAGTTGACGCATTGGACCCTACGAAGAGGTCTTCCGAGATTTAACGGACGATTTCCGCATAGTTTTAGCGGCGAGGCTTGGAGACCTCTTCAAAACAGATCCGATTCGGCTACTTGACAGTAGTGAAGAAGAATGGATTATACGCCTTGCGTGTGCTAAAGTAATACAGACGGATAGAGAAAAACAGGAAGCGGAAGCACGACGAAACAGTCGTTAATCTGCTGGAGCGCTCATATTCATAACCCTTAACACGGAGATGAATCCATGCCAGC